TGTAAAAAGTCCATCTTATCCTTGTCGCCCTCTGTTATCTCTGAGATAAAAGATTCCCACCTCTTAGACTTTACATCACGTGACACCGTGTGGTTAAATCCTGTCTGCATTGTGATAAAGTCGTCAGGGTTGTGTTCCTTGAACGAAAAGTCTCTTAAGTCGTAAGTACCGTTGAGACAGTTTATCAAATAAGGATTGGAATCGAACTCCTCAGCAGGAATATACAACTCACCTGTGGCGTCTTTTAGGATTCTGTCACGCATACGCCTGTCACCCATCTTATTGATGAAAGACGAATACTTTTCTCTTAACTCGTCATCTTCTATCTCACCGCAATATAGAATCATAAGCCTTACAAAGTCTTTAATTCGTTCTGATACGAGGATAGCTCCTACATCTTTCCGCCAAGCCCCGCCGTGGTATGTGTACCAGCTGTTATGCTCAGGACAGAACCTAGCTTCTCTTCGGTAAAGCAGACCGAATAAGTTAGCCATACCCATTTCAGACCACTCGAAGCCTGTAGAAGCGTCGTCTGCCTTCTCAGGGCGGTATTGCTTTATCGTAAACATTTTGTCGGACAGCTCCTCATTTAATATCGTCCGCCCATTTCTAGTCTGAAAAAACTCACTCATTTCTCGTACCTCGTAACACTATTACATATTGTCTGTAGTTCCCTGTCAGGAAGAGGAGGATTACAAGCCACCTTATTCACATAAGCAAGCTCATTGTAAATCTGTAGCCTTGTGTAGCCTATGTTATGCAAACTTCCTGCTAAAGAAGTAAGGCTTATGTTCCTACAGCCATCTGGTATAGGCGGATAAGTAGGTCTAAGTTTTATCCGCCCATTCTTTATAGGCTCTTCCCAAATAGGCTGATATATTCTACACTTGTCGCACTCTTGCTCTTTCTTTTCCCTTGTCTCAGGGAAATATTTACTAACAATGTAGTCTATAGCTTCTTGATTTTCTATCATTGTAGAATATAAAGTCTGCTTACCAGTCATTATGAAATACCTTGACTGCTTGTAAATCTCTATCCCCTGTAGGTTATTCCTGCCCTTAAATGGTAAAGTTCCTTTCACCAGTATGTGAAAACCTCTCCCACTTCTGGACAACTCGGTGTAGCTTCGGCATTTACTTATGATGTCGGCTGTCATCTGATTGATGAAACCGTCCTCGTCAAAACCTTTGTCAATATCTATCCCTACTATTCCGTTGTCATTAAACACAAAGCCCAGATAATCATAAAAGGAATGTGTGACCGAGTATAACGCCTCTTCATAAGTTGCCCAGGTATCGGGTTTAGTAGAGGACGCAGGCTCATTTTCCCAAGATTTCATAGGCAGCTTGCTGTCCTCTGATACACACACCCATTGTGACAGGGATTTCAGTTCGTCTGGAATGCTGTCGTAATTACTCATATAAGCCCCCGCACCTTTGCTATTTTTGCTTCTACGCTTCTAATCAAAGTCCATATAGTGTTTTGAGGAACACCGTTCTGTCTGCTAACCTGATACACATTATCAGCAAGCGTATCTCTTTCCCAGTACACTTCCATAATAATTGACCTGTCTTTTGTAGGAAGAGTTTTCAATACGCTGTGGCAGGCATTCCAGTTTTGCTTAGATATCTCATTATCTGAATACTTCTTGTCGTGCCTCGCATAGTACCGCAACATATGCGTTACGTAATCGGAATAATAAGGTTTCATATTACTTCTCCTCTTTTGGTTCATTCACTTTCTTAGGCTCTTTTACTTCTTCACCCTCAAAATACCACTGCCCATCAATGCAGATAGGGTAATCAGGTCTGTCTGAGGGTATTATCTTACCTGTACTCATAATATGTTCAACTGTGTTGATTGATACATTATTCTGCACAAAGTCCTCTCCAGTCTTTAATAGTGCATTTACACGTCCGTTATTGATTTTTAGTTTATACATGACTACCTCCTATTCTTTGCTTAACTCGATATACTTGTTTAAGTACCACCTTGCTTTCATAATATCCTCAATACCATTCTTACGGCAGGCGCGGTATATGTATTTGAAAGCGTTGCATATACAGAAGCTCATTACAGCCTGTTTTCCCTGCGTCTCAATCATCACATCTATGCACTCAAAGTTGCCATCTGTGTAATGCTCAGGGCGCTCGACATTGTCAAACTCTTTCATTGCTCCTCCTGTATGGAGGGGAACTTAATCCCCTCAGCTTAACTGTTAAATAACGCATCAAAGTTTAATCCTTGCGGTGCTGGTTTTTCAGTATCAGGTGCTGGTTTTTTAGCTGCTGGCGCGGATGTAGTAGCTGGTTTCCCTAAAGTAAGGGCTTTTTCTACTGGTTCTGTGTCAAATCCCTCAGCAGGGAACTTATCCCCTAAGTTTGCAAAAGTTACCGTTTTACTAGGGTCTTTCGTAGAAGGTAGCTTAGTATGTACCACCTCAGCTTTGATATAATGATTAATTGTATCTTTTGTATCTACTTCATCTAAGTCACCTAAGTCGTATCTGTTTAGAGCTGTTTTTATAAAATAACTCAGTGCGTTTAATGCACCTTCGTTATATTCCCCATCCTGTTTCATAATGGAAAATCTCTCTGTATGAGTTGCACCCTGAGCGTTTACAAGTTTAAACTCAATCTTGCCGAAATCCTCGTCCTCTTCTACATCATAGATACGAAAAACATAAACCCCCTCAGGTATAAGTGTAAATCCGCTTGTAAGTGGTATTCTCATAATTATTTATCCTCCTTGTTATTATTGTTGATTGTGAGCCTGTAGGTAGGCTCACCCATCTGCATAGTTACATACTTCTCATAAACGCCATCTGTTTTCATTGCATCATCATTATAAACAGGCTTTTCTTTAGCCTCTGTCTTAGATATAGAGAAGGTGTAATTGCTTCCTTTAAGTTCCACCTTCTTGTCACCCTCTCTAAACCTGCTGATTGCCTCGGTCTTTATTGCCTTATTTAAGGTATCTAGCCTGTCCGCTTTTTCCTTAATTGCTTTCTCAGCCTCGTCCACTTCTGCTTTTAGCTTCTCAGCCTCAGCAATCATTGACTGGATATCCTCAGAGGCGGTATCTACACTATTGGTTCTAAGAGCCTTTAATATCGCCTCGTCTCTCTTCTCGTCAAAAACAGGGGATATTCCTGTCTTTACATGCTCATTCCACCACTTCTCTACCTGTTCTACTTTACCTGCAAAATCAGGATACCTCTCAGATACCTTGAACTCTACAGTTATAGTGTTCTTATAACTAGGCTTGAAGTTCTCAGGATTATCGTAATCTTTCTCTTCAAGGAAAGAAGCAACCATAACTACCTTATCTATGCCTAAAAGATAAGCATAGAGTGCCGCCTGTAGTGCGTAATACTCAGGAATATCGTCAGCCCAGTCTTCGGCACGTTTGGTTGTCTTCATCTCGAGTACGGTGTCCACTTTTCCCTCTTCATCTGTAGCCAAATAATCCCACATACCGCCTAGCTTCTTATTCTCAGGAAAGAAGTCACCATACGTTTTGTTGAAATAATCAGCTCCGTATCTGTCGGTAGGGCTTATTAAATCCATACCGTAAGAGCGTTTCATATACTCAGCCTGCTTAGGCTCGATTGTCTTACCAGCTATAGTGTAGACTGTATCCTCAAAAGGTACTTCATAGGTCTTAGTGATGGCGCACCACATTTCAAAGTCCGTAGACCAAGGGTTAAGCCCCAAAATTGTAGCAAATCTTGTACCTGTGACCTTCTTTGTTTTCTTTGGCGGTGTTATCTGTATGCGGTTGTCATCTAACCATTTAATATCTTTCATCTATTACCTCCTCATAATTCCAATCAAAAAGTTCGTCTACAAAACCTCCAATTGCTTCTTTGGTTTCCTCCTCTGTAAAATCCGAATCCAGTTCCAAGTGATATACACGCTTGTCACCATCAAGATTCAAGTTAATTCTGTACTTTGTTTTCACGCACCCTCCTATCTAAAAGCAATCATTCTTTCAAATGAGATAGCACCTTCTCCAGTAGGCTCAAAGTTTATCCACTCCCTGATTTGCTTTCCTTTTAATATGTAACTCCCATTCACATCATCTACTATCCTAGCGTCCGAACTGCTAAACTCTTTAGCCGTACCGTTTGAGAATAATACGGTAATGGTTTCGTCACCAGTTATAACAGTTACATAGATTCGTGATACAGCTCTACATTTTAACTCCACTTCCGTAGGCTCATTCTCAAAATTGTAAATATTAAACTTCATCGGCTGTCTCCAACATAGCGTTCAGCCTTTCAATGAGCTTTTCGCAATCCTCTTTACTGATTACGGTAAATGACTGTGTCTGAACTGCGATACTGTTTACCATCTCTTCTTTATCAGGGAAAGCCTGTATTATTTTCTTGAGTACATTTTTCAATCCTGTTATCTGTAAATCACTTGCCTGTTCTGTAGGAGCTGTGAGGTTGTCTTTTATCTCAGCTCTTTCCGCAGGTGTGGCAGGAGGCTGTTTTGCAGGTG